CCCAGCTTACTGCGGTGTTGCTATCGGCAGCCCAGCCGCCCCAGCGCTCTAAAACCAGTTGAATATTACGCATAGCTCTGACCTCTACGTTTTGCTACAGAAAATTTTTCAGGGAACCGCGCCCGCCTCTCCGTGGGCATAGGTAACACAGCCCCGATTTGTGTATCGCACACCCCAACATGCAAAAAGCTATTAATTCGGAGTGGAACCACCGTCCCCCACCTGGAACCACCTTTTTCTAACCTTTCCCCCAATCGACTTATATATATATATGGGGTTTCTAGCAGAAAGGTGGTTCCAGTGGTTCCAGTGGTTCCGCCACGCTTGCTACAAGGGCTGCAAGGGGGAACCACCTTCACTTTTAGGTGGTTCCACGTGGTTCCAGCGGTTCCCAAACCTTGCATTTTTTCCCATCAATTCGCCTTTGGGCACGCTTATAACCGCAATTTTGCAAAACATTGCTAATTCGCATTTCTTCGCGTTTTCCGATGTGGCTGGGATTTAAGCCAATCGCATCACGCAAAACGTCACTAGCGCGTAAAAATTCGCAGTTTCGCGGAATGTCGTTAGTCATCAGGTCAGGCGTGTCGAGCCATTTCTCTACCGTCTCGAGCCACGCGTCCTTGATGGTGTACTGTTCGTGGACACTCGAACCGAGCCGTTCAGCATCGCGGAACTGGATGCCACCGAGGCGCTTAAACGTCTCGCGAGCCTCAGCCCATAGCAAAAGCAGGTCGGTTTTTATCGCTTTCACGTCGACTTTCGACACCTCAACGGGCAACCACCGGCGGTTACCGGTCTTATCCGCGAGGAATTCGTCCTCGTTGGTGGTACCGACGAACACCAGGCGACGCGGGAACTGGGTGGCGAATTCACGATATTTAGGGATCCAGTTCTCATGCGTGCGCGTCACGAATGCCTTGATGCTTTCCAGCTCTTTGGTATTGAGGCCGCGCAGCTCGCCAATCTCCGCCACCAGACGCCCGCGCATCTTGCGTGCGAGGTCATCGTCTTTCTCTGCGAAAGAGATCTCAGTGAAGAACGCCGGGTCGGGGCTCAACGCCTCCACGCCGGAGGATTTACCGCAGCCCTGAGGACCGACGAGGATCGGCACCATATCGGCTTTAACACCGGGCTCCAGCACCCTACCAGCCAGCGCCGTCCACATGTACATGGACACCGCGCGGGTATATGGCGTGTCAGCGGTACCGAAGTGCGTATGGTAGAAAGATTCGATGCGTGGCACGCCGTCCCACTCCAGCCCGTTTAGCCAGGTGGTCGCCGAATCGAACGGCTGTTCGTCAGCGGCCAGCAGCACCACGTCGCGGATGAGCTCGCGCCCGACAGGCTTAAAGCCGCGCTTTTCCATCGTGATGCGCAGGCGCGCATAGTCCGCATCGGTGAACGCCTGCCACTGACCGGAGCCTGCCGGGGCGAACATGATTTCATCGCGGAACTGGTCGAAGCGAATATCGATGTCCACGAAGTCAGGACGCACAACGGCTTTGGCCGCGTTGCTGATGGTGGCCTCGATGCGGCCCCACTTATCGCGCTCGAACGCAGGCAACGGTAATGGCTCGGCCACTTCTGTGCTGGTCAGGTCTTCGAAATCGTCGTTGCGGATCCCAATGGCATTAAGGAAATCGCCGTCGTCGCGGTGCGCACAGCTGGCGTGCAGACACTTGAAATGCCCCTGCTCAAAGCCCGCGGTACCACCCGGGAAGTAAACTGTGCTGGTCGGGTCGCCGCTGGTGCTGTGACCATCCTCAAACGGGCAGCGGATATAGCGCTCGCCGTTCGCGCCGTCCAGCAGCGTCCAACCGTTCGCATCCAGATAATTCGCTGTCTCATCCGTGGCGCCGGGCGTGAACGTTGAGCGGTCGCGCATCTTCGTGCTGCCCGCTTCAGTGGTGACCGACACAGGCAACTGGTCCGCCAGGCGCTGCCACAGCGTTTCGAACTGGTCAGCAGTAACGACGGGTGGCTCATCCGGCAGACCACCGTCCCATTCAATACGCGCGCCGCTGCTGTGCGTACCGCAGGCAACGAACTGCTGCCCGTTCGCCAGTAGCTCGATAATCCCCATATCACCCGCCAGACGGTGGATGCGCTTACGGAAATCGCCGTCAACGGCCAGCAGGTACAGACATTTATTGCTGTTGGCGCGCCAGCGTCGTGGCGGCAGCTCGCCCAGCAGCTGCACCAGCGTTTTGCGAATATCAGCCTGGATGTCTTCGTCTTCGCTGTCACAGTCCAGCGCAAGCCAGCCGTGACCTGTACGCACGCAGATCCCGTAATCGGGCTCTTTAGACCATCGGGCAAAGTCATGCTCAGTTACGACGTGTTCTGTCCAGTGTGAAATACCGGTGACCTGACGGTCACGGTTATAGCGGCTCGGTGTTTTGCCAAGCGCTTTCAGTTTACTGTCGGGGGAAATGGCCGCGTCTGGGTTGCAAACGACTGGCAGCAACTGGTCAGTACGTCCCAGCACCAGATCGAAGTGAAACCATTCATCAGGCGTCGCCCCCCAGCTTTTGTTTTCTGGCATGGGTTACGCCTTTTTGTCGTTTTGGAGGCCGTGCAGCAACCAGTTAGGATCGCAATCAAGCGCAACGGACATTTCAAGAAGATAACGAGGGCGGGAGATAACACCGCTTTCAATTCTGTTTATCGCCTGCTGACTAACCCCTGTTAGCTCTGCCAGCGTGACCTGTGTCATTTTGAGCTCTTTACGTCGCTCTTTTACTCGAGTAGCCAGAGTCATCGTCATCACCTCATACAATTTTAGTGGTATTTAGCAACAACTAATGATGTTTGTCAAATACAACAAAAATTGTATTTAATAATAGAGGGTCATAATTTCAACTCTTAAAAGGTATTAACAATGTCTCTCGCAGCACGCTTCAAAGCCCGCCGCCTCGAGCTCGGAATGACACAAGTAGAAGTCGCGAACTCTGCGGGGGTGAGCCAACAATCGATTGAGTCTATTGAAAGTGGACGGACCCGAAAGCCTCGCAACCTTTTGGACCTTGCCAAAGCGTTAAAATGCAGCCCGGACTGGCTTCTGAATGGCAAGAACATCATGCCGCTTACCGAAATAAGCACCAGAAGAATACCTGTACTGAGCTATGTGCAGGCAGGTTGCCTCACAGAAGCAAGAGACATAACCGATCTGACAGGTGATTTTGAATATATTCTGGCTGACTCCGATGTACCAGAGACGTGTTTTGCACTGCGTATAGATGGCGATAGCATGCAACCTGAATTTAAAGAAGGGGATATTGTTATTATAGACCCCGACCTATGCCCTGCTCCCGGCGAATTTGTCGTCGCCAAAAACAACGGACATGAAGCAACGTTTAAGAAGTACCGCCCGTTAGGAATAGGGATTGACGATTTCGAACTGGTACCACTTAACCCTGACTATCCAGTATTACGTAGCGCGGAGCTGCCATTACGCGTTATTGGAGTGATGATTGAGCACCGCATTTACCGCCGTAAGCGTTAATTTACCCCTTCAGGAGGGTCAGAAGATCCTCCCTTCCCTTACTTGTAAAATTCTACAAACTAAATTCATTTAAATATCAATAACGTGGTATTCACACGACACAAAATACCACATTTGTGGTTTACAAAATACAACTCAAATTGTAGATTTAACCCCAAGTCGAACGGCGCGACTCTAAACCATGCGTCGGGACCGTGGCGGGACAGGATGTCGGCAATACGGGTCAATTTAAAAATATCAAACGTAAGAATCCCCGTCGGCACCTTGAACCGGGCGACGGCTAATACCGGGAAGGTAAACAAAGTGGATAGTTGGCAAAGGAAATCGAGGGAACCGCTCACAGGTCACACGTGGGTATCTGGAAGGCTTAGAACAAAGGCAGATAGCTTCCATCCTCTGTAACAAGGCGAGTTCCACCATGGGCACAGCTTACGTTTGATAGCTCCCTTTGGGGTGCGGTGAATTGCAGTCCACCGAGACAAGCCGAAGATCAGCACCGGCCACCGCACCACCAAAGTGAACTGACCAACGCAGGAATACATCATGATCACTGTTAAAAGAGCTGAATATCTGTCTGCGCTGACATGTGCTGGCGTGAAGGAGGTCCGCTATTACCTGAATGGCATTTTCTTTGACGCTGAGGGTTTTGTTGTGGGTACAAACGGGCATCGCCTGTTTTGCGGTAGGGCCATAACCGAAGGGGAAAGCGCTATTGTCAACGTGAAAGCAAAGCCTCCCACAAAATTTGAGCAGGTCCGTATAGATACGGTATTGAAAGCGGCCACTTTTCTCAATAACGAAGGTCAGACCGTCATGACATCGCCAGTCGAAGTTATCGACGGGCACTTTCCGGACTGGCGACGGGTGGCTGACTTTAAACCCGGGAAAGTGGATGCCATTGGTATACATCTGCCCTATCTGGCAGACGCTGCGAAATGCTCAAAATATTTCGATAAAAAGGCCAACGCCATTATCGAAACACAAGGCGTATCTGACGCGATACGCCTTCAGTTAAGCGCTGACGCTTATATGCTCATTATGCCAGTCCGTATGCCGTCCCCCATCTGAATAAATCATCCATTGCTGTGTGTAGTCTTTGCCCGCCGCTACTGACGGGCTTTTTTATGTCTGAAAACGCATTCAGCGGAGTGCGTTCCCCGACATAAAAGGAGCACCACCGATGAAACCTGAACACCTCCACCGGCTGACGGGGCGCGATGTGCTCCGTTATCGCCGCAAACACTTCGATTTGATTACCGGTCTGGCCCTCGCTACTGCGCTCGGCCTGATCATAACTTTCATTCTCCTTGTAGCGAGGACTGCAGTATGAGCTTAGAAACAAACCTGGAGCTTAATAACCAACTGGTAACCCGTAATAACGAACTGCTGGAACGTCTAATCAGCACGCTGGCATCAGGCGTTGTCATGCGCCCGGATGCTATAGCGCAGGTGCAGGAATACCATGAAACAGTGGCTAAAACAAAAGCGGCACTGACACTGGACGACCTGACATTCAGCGACGTTATCGCGCTGGCAGCGTTCTATCCGGTGCCGCAACAAATAACCGAAGAAATGTTGCAGCGCGCCGTCGCGTACCGCGACGCAACCGGTGAAGCACGCGTGGTGCAAATCGATGCACTGGACAGCGCGTTGCAGGGTGTTAAACACGCGAAAGAGTTGCTTAAACCCGCCCTGCTCGACCTGTCCCGCAACATTCTGAAATTCTGGGACGACCTGCCGACCATCGGCGAGCGCCGTGCTTTTGCCGAGCGCCTGCTTGATGCTCCACCAGCCGGACGCGATGAAGTGAAGCCAAAGAAGGGAAGAAGCAAAAGCGAACCACAGAAACGCAAGGGGCCGTTCTTCGTCCGGCATGAGGACGGCAAAATCGGCGAACTCAGTACCGAAGCCGAGCTGAAAGCGCATCTTGATGCGGGTTATACAGAAATCAACAAAGTCGAGTATCTGCAACGAAAAGAGGAAGCAGAAAAAGCCGGTACTGAGACAGGCGACAGCCAACAGGATTTTGCGGCTCTGCGTAAACAGGCCGAAGGGTTGATCCTCCAGCTCGCGAAAGGCGGATACCGTGCCGAAGCCGTCGCCATTCTGGAAAAACAGGGGGCGAAAAAGTTGGGTGAAGTCGCCGACGAGAATCTCGCAGACGTGATCGCCCAGGCTGAAAAAGCGTTATCAGTGGAGTAACTGCCATGAACTGGATAGACATTCCGGGTTGTGCAGGATTCTACCAAGCACACCCCAACGGGGTAATCCGCAGTACAGATCGCAAGGTCCACGATCAAAACAACGGAAAAATATTGTCTGTTAAAGGCCGCGAGTTAAAGCCGCAGATCAACCACCGTGGATATTTAACGGTATCGATTTGTATTAACGGCCAGCGCAAGCAAGTTCCAATCCATCGTCTCATAGCCAAAACGTTTCTTTCATGCGATACCCCTGACGCAATGGACGTTGACCATATCAACGGCATCCGCACTGACAATCGAGTTTCTAATCTTCGCTGGCTAAAACGGCATCAGAATTGCAGCAACAGACATGCCTGCAAAAGCAAAACGAATGTTGTAGGCGTCACCTTCTACGCAGGTAAGCATAAGCCGTGGCGTGCCTACGGTAGCAATAACGGTCGATACACCCACTTAGGGTATTTCGCCTCCTTGAACGAGGCAGCGGCTGCGCGGCGAAAACACATTCAGGAGGTCATGAATGCCTGATGTTCATGCAAGACTTTCCCCGTCATCCGCGCATCGGTGGATGCGCTGCCCCGGCAGTCTGGCGCTGGAAGCCACTCAGCCAGACAAAGAAACGTCCTTTGCTTTAGAAGGTACCGCAGCACATGCACTCGCTGAAAAGGTGCTGCGCAACCGCCAAAGCCACCCGGAACACTATGCGGGCTGCAATGTCGCTATGTTCCTCGGCTCTTACCCGCTCGCTGAACACCCTGATGATACTACCGGCCCACAGGTAGATGAGGAAATGGTCGAAGCCGTTGGCCGTTACGTCGATACAGTCTGGGCGCTGTCACAGGGCAATGAGTTGCTTGTCGAACAACGTGTCGACTTTTCGCACATTGTCGGAGTGCCTGAGTCATTCGGTACCGCTGACGCCGTCATTATCGCGGGCAACGAGCTGCAGATCCACGACCTGAAATACGGTAAGGGTGTGCGCGTCGATGCCGAACAGAACGAGCAACTGCAGCTGTATGCCCTGGGCGCGCTCGAGCAGTTCAGCATGCTGTACGACTTCGAGACGGTGCGCCTGTTCATCCACCAGCCGCGGCTTAACCACGTTTCAGAGTGGGCCCTGACGGTGGAAGAGCTCCAGACGTTCGGCGAACAGGCGCAGGAGGCCGCCGCTCATGTGATCGTGATGTTCAACATCGCTGATTGCGAAAGCGTCGAAACACTGCCACTGGAGAATTTCATCCCGGGCGAAAAACAGTGTCGCTTCTGTAAGGCAAAAGCCGTCTGCACTGCTCAGAAAATGCAGCATATGCAAACAGCTGCCAGCGATTTCGAAGATCTGTCTAAACCTGTCAGCGAGATAATCGCCGATGCCAGCGCACGTGTCCCCCTGTTAACCATCGAGCAACTGGCGGAGATCTACAGCCAGGCCGACTTTATCGAATCGTGGCTAAAGGCAGTACGCGACCGTGTAAACGCTGAGCTGAACGCCGGGCATCCGGTGCCGGGCTTTAAGCTGGTTACTGGTAAACAGGTAAACAGGGAAATCGTGCCTGGAGCGATGAAGAAGCCGCCCGCGCGCTGCTGAAAGACCAGTTCCGCTATAAAACCGAGGAGGTTTTCGACCTTAAGCTGATTAGCCCGACCAAAGCCGAAAAGCTCATTAAAAAGGCCAGCCCCCGCCGCTGGACGAAAGTCGAAGCGCTGATCACCCGCGCTGACGGTAAGCCCACCGTCGCCCCCGAATCCGACCCGCGCCCAGCGCTCAATATCAACCCTGTTAACGATTTCGACGACGTGTCCGACGACGCGCTCGCCGCAGACCTCATTTGATTAAGGAAATACCCATGAAAATTAAACTGAACAACGTCCGCCTGGCCTTCCCTGCTCTGTTCGAAGCAAAAACTGTGAATGGTGAAGGCGATCCGCGCTTCTCAGCTGTTTTCCTGATGGGTCCGAAGCACCCTCAGCTAGACGAAGTTCGCAAAGCGCTGAAGCAGGTAGCGAAGGAAAAATGGGGTGAGAAGTGGGAAACCATTTACAACCAGCTGGAGAAAAAGCTCAACCTGTGCCTGCATGATGGCGACGAGAAAGCTGAATACGAAGGCTTCCCGGGTAACTTCTTCCTGAACGCAGCCAACAAAGCGCGTCCGGCAGTTCTTGACCGTGACCGCTCCCCACTTATTCAGGCTGACGGGCGACCTTATGCAGGCTGCTATGTCAACGCAGTTATCGACATCTGGGCGCAGGACAACAACTTCGGCAAACGTATCAACGCATCGCTGGGTGGTGTTCAGTTCCTTCGCGACGGTGACGCGTTCGCTGGCGGCGGTGTGGCCGCTCCGGATGACTTCGACGATATCAGCGAAGGCGCTGACGCCGACGCGCTGATTTAACCCTCCTTCATAGCCGCCCGGTTACACGCTGGGCGAAATCCAAAAAGCTATTGGAATTTTTACGGCTATTTGTTTTTATAAGGGTATTACATGTCAACTTTGAGAATCGGTATGGAAATCCAAGAGTTTGTAAGCCACTACAAAAACCACCCTGTTCTATTCATTGGGACAGGATTTAGCCTACGATACCTAGAAAACTCATTTAGCTGGGATGGTCTTCTTTTGAGTGTCGCTATGGAACTAACCGGTAATGCTGAATTCTACTACGATTTGAAAGCTGAAAGCCTAGAAGGTGACGAGTACCGATACGATATCTTAGCTACAAAACTTGAAAGTGTTTTTAACAAAAAGCTGGCAGAAGATCGGAACGGTAAGTTCAAAGATATCAATGATGTTTTCTATGAGCACATGAAAAGGGGCAAAAAACTAAGTCGATTCAAAATTTATTTAACCTCCATACTTAAAGACCTAAAAATAAAAGAGTCAATGATGGAGGAAATAAATAGCTTAATAAAAACAAGAAAAAACATAGGCTCTATCATTACAACAAACTACGACCAACTCGTAGAGAATATCTTTGATTTTAATCCATTGATTGGCAACAACATTCTTTTAAGCAACCCGTACGGTTCAGTTTACAAAATACATGGCTGCGTTAGTGACCCTAACAACATAATTATCACAGGGGAAGACTACGCAAACTTTGACAATAAGTATGAGTTAATTCGTGCTCAACTACTCTCAATATTCATACATAACCCTATCATATTCATAGGGTATAGCATTAGCGATAAAAACATTAAGTACTTATTAAAAACAATATTCTCATACGTTGACTTAAATACCGAACTTGCCAAAAGAATCAAAGATAATTTTCTTTTGGTTGAATACGAAAAAGACAGCATGTCTACTGAAATTACGGAGCATGACATAGATATAGAAGGCATGTCTATTATAAGAATAAATAAAATAAAAACAAATAATTACAAAGCCGTATACAATGCCATCTCGGGACTGGTTTTACCAGTATCCGCAATGGACATAAGAAAGGTTCAAAAAGTTTGGAGTACCATTAAAAGCGGTGGTGAGATAAAGGTTAAAATTACAGAAAATTTAGATGAACTTCGTAATGATGAAATGGTCATTGCTGTTGGTTCAGAAAGAACAGTACAATATGTTTATCAAACAAAATCTGAAATGATACAGAACTATTTTAAAATAGTTGACGAAGCAAATTCTCAACTTATCGCACTACTGAATAAGCAAACCATAGCTAATAGCGAACACTTTCCAATATACGCTTTTAGTTCTATCTGCCCTGAATTAGAAAATACCGAGACATACAGAAAACGGCAACTAGATAAAATCATTGATAACATTTCTCGAATTAAAGCATGTAAGAGTGAGGCTGTGTCTATTGATGAAATACTAAAAGAGACAAAAGAGTATAAAGTTGCTAACACGATTATGTATTGCGTACTAAACGACACCATTTCATTAAAACAACTACGAGACTATTTAACCACACCAGGGCATAAAATTGATACTCAATATAGGCGACTTTTATGCTTATATGATTATTTATCATATTAATCGCTCTTAACTTCGGTTATGAAAGCCGCCATTTTTGGCGGTTTTTTATTTATTAAATCCAAATGGTTCTTACTTGATGCAAAAACTTTGGTTAGACCTCGAAACTTTCAGCGAAATCCCAATAAAAAACGGCATCCATGTCTATGCCGAAGGTGTCGAGATCATGTTATTCGCATGGGCAATCGACGAAGGCCCCGTCAACGTACACGATTTAACCGCCGACTATAACTTGCCGACACGACTACTGACTGCCCTCAGCGATGAGAGCGTACTAATATACGCACACAACAGCCATTTCGACCGTACCGTTCTGCGCCACGCTCACCCTCGGCTGGCACCCGATGTTACCCGCTGGCGCGACACAATGGTACAGGCGCTGGCGCACGGCCTCCCCGGCGCACTGGGGGCGCTCTGCGAAGTGCTGGGCGTTCCGCAGGACAAGGCGAAGGATAAAGAAGGCAAATCGTTGATACAGCTCTTTTGTAAGCCCCGTCCGAAGAACAGCAAACTGCGCCGGGCCACCAGCAAAACGCACCCGGAGGAATGGCGGCGCTTTGTTGCTTATGCTGGCCTTGATATCGAAGCCATGCGCGAAGTCTATAAACGGCTGCCGAAATGGAACTATCAGGGGACCGAACTGACGCTCTGGCATCGTGACCAGCAGATCAATGACCGCGGCGTCTGCATGGATGTGCAGCTCGCGCAGGCAGCAATCGAGGCTGTAGACCTGGAGCAAAAGCGCCTTGCGAAACGCACACAGGTGATGACCGACGGCGAAGTGCAGGCGGCCACTCAGCGCGACGCACTGATTAAGCACATTGTTGAATCCTACGGCGTGGAGCTGCCGGACATGCAGCGCAGCACGCTGGAACGCCGCATCACAGATCCTGATTTGCCGACGGCGGTAAAAGAGCTACTGGCTATCCGCCTGCAGGCCAGCACCACCAGCACCAGTAAGTACAAATCGCTGATGAAAGGCGTGAGCAGTGACGGTCGTCTGCGCGGCACGCTGCAGTTCTGCGGCGCATCGCGAACCGGGCGCTGGGCCGGGCGATTATTCCAGCCGCAGAACCTGCCCCGCCCTTCTCTTGAGCAGGAGCAGATAGACGAGGGCATCGAAGCGCTGAAAGCCGGATGCGCCGATCTGCTGTTCGATAACATCATGGAGCTGACCAGCTCGGCGCTGCGCGGCTGCATTATGGCGCCAGAAGGTAAAAAGCTGGTGGTTAGCGACCTGTCGAACATCGAAGGGCGCAAGCTGGCCTGGCTTGCTGGCGAGCAGTGGAAGCTGGATGCGTTCCGGGAGTACGACGAGGGGACCGGGCCGGACCTGTATAAACTGGCCTACGCCCGCGCCTTCAACATCTCGCCGGATGATGTCGACAAATACCAGCGTCAGATCGGCAAGGTGATGGAACTCGGCCTCGGCTTTGGCGGTGGTGTTGCGGCGTTCCTGACCTTCGCGCTGGTTTACGGCCTTGACCTCGACGAGCTGGCGAACGCCGCACTGCCGAACATTCCCCGCGATGTCATCCGCGAGGCGAAAAACTGGTACGACGAATCGGTTAAACGCAAATCGACCTACGGCCTGTCAGAGCGTGTATTCATCGCCTGTGACTCGCTTAAACGTCTGTGGCGCAGAGCGCACCCTGCGACCTGCGATTTCTGGTACCAGCTCGAGCGCACCGTCCGCGCCGCAATAGCCACACCGCAAAAACGCTGTACTGCGGTTATCTGAAAATCCGCCGCGATGGCGCATGGCTGCGCATACAGCTGCCATCCGGACGAGCGCTCTGCTACCCGTCCCCGTCCATCGAGAAGGGGAATATCACCTATCAGGGCATTAACTCCTACTCGCGCAAATGGCAGCGGCTCAAAACCTACGGCGGAAAGCTGGTGGAAAACGTCACACAGGCGGCCGCCCGTGATGTTCTGGCCGGAAACATGCCGCTGATCGAGGACGCCGGTTACAGCATTGTGCTGACGGTACACGACGAAGTTATTTGCGAAGCACCGGACACCGACGATTTTAACGATAAAGCGCTTTCTGCGCTGCTCTCCACTAACCCCGAATGGGCGCCAGATATCCCGCTGAACGCTGGCGGCTTCGAGGCGTACCATTACAGAAAAGAGTGAGTTATGACACAGGATGAAGTTAAAGCGCTGTTCGTCTACGAACCACTGACGGGGTTATTGCGTCGTGTTGGTGGTCGTAAGCCCTACCCGTGGCACGGTACGGGTAAGAATCAGCGGTATCTTGCAACCACTATCGGCAGAAAAACCTATTACCTGCATCAGCTTGTCTGGCTCTACCACCACGGTGCTATACCGCCAATGCTGGACCACATAAACCGCGACCCGCGTGATTACAGGATAGAAAACCTTCGAGTCTGCAATAACGCCCAGAATCAATACAACATTGCAAAGCGTAGGCACAACACATCCGGTTTCAAAGGCGTTGTGTTTCACCCTAATTGCCCGCGAAAGCCATGGCAGGCAAAAATCGTAATCCGAGGACGAGTTAAAAGCCTCGGGTATTTCCCCACAAAAGAGCAGGCAGCAGAGGCTTACGCCAAAGGCGCGGAGCTTTACGCAGGAGAGTTTGCCAGCTCACTCTGAGGTATCCCCTATGTCATTCGAAAAACACGACAGCCCATTGTATTTCCGGTCTGCAAGAGAGGCTATGCGCCTTGAGCAGGCTGGCGAGTACGACCGGGCGGCAAAGGTATGGGCGAAAGCGAATCGGGAATCACGCAACCCGGCAAACCAGCAGTGGAGCGATAACCGCACTGGCTTCCGCATCATGCAAAACATCCGTAGCAAGCGTAAAGAGGTGGACGTGTAAATGAATGAAGTAACAGTTCTCGACATGTGTTGCGGCTCGCGCATGTTCTGGTTCAACAAACAGGACACTCGTGCCGTGTTCGCTGATATCCGCGCCGAAGCGCATACCCTGTGCGATGGTCGTCGCCTGGTTATCAGTCCAGACCTCATTGCCGACTTCCGCGCGTTGCCGTTTGCAGACGAGTCGTTTCCTGTCGTGGTATTTGATCCGCCACACCTGGAGCGTGTGGGCCAGTCTGCCTGGATGGGTAAAAAATACGGGCGCCTGAATAAAAAAACGTGGCGTTCTGACCTCCGCGCCGGATTCAAAGAGGCGTTTCGGGTGCTGCGGCCACACGGCGTACTCATATTTAAATGGAACGAAACGCAGATTCCGGTAAGCCAGATTCTGGCGCTGACGGACGTAAAACCAATTATTGGCCAGCGCACCGGAAAAGGTGACAAAACCCACTGGATTATCTTTGTGAAGGAAGCTGAATAGTTATGGCCTACGAACGTGAAAACCTCATCGAAAAGCACCTCGTCGCCGAAGTGAAAAAGGCTGGCGGTGTGGCTTATAAGTTTATATCGCCCGGTCACCGTTCAGTACCTGATCGCATTGTTCTGCTACCCGGCGGTCGCATCGTTTTCGTTGAATGCAAAGCACCCGGTAAAGCCCCGCGCGCCGACCAAGTGCGCGAACATGAACGGCTTCGCGCGCTGGGCTTTACCGTGGTGGTGCTGGATAGCAAAAATCTGGAGGGGATTATTTAATATTAAACTGACTAAGTTCAAGTGCTCGTTTTTTAATACCTGCAGCCAAATCAACAGCAGCCCAAAGTATGTCGTCGTCACCGATGGCTTTCTCCACCGCAGTAAGTTTTCTGACCTTATTACCGGCAGTAACAAATTCGTCAAATAAATTTTTCAACCCTTCATCCTGAAACGCGCGCACATTAATCTCAGTATTAATTAGATTTCTATGATGTTCAGGAGCTGGAATATTACTCCCATCCTTGGGGGAGAGGTAAACGCTTTGCAAGTTTGCAACCTCATCATTTAGAAAATCAATAAGATCACTCAAAAGGTAGGAAGATATTACATTTATTTTATGCTTTTCTGTTTCCAACTTAATAGCACTTTTAGAGTTCTGCCTTTGAATAACATAAGCAATCCCCCCCGAAATAAGAGCACCAATTACTACACCCGCTAAACCATACGCACCCGGTGAAATTGACGCCCCGGCAGTCATTTTTTCACAGTAAACAGTAAGCATTATCACATCCTTTTTGTGTAAAAATTTTAGTATGGATAAGAGGTTAACATAAACGAGGATAAAAGTTACTGATGCCGAAATTTCAAGTTTTCACACCCCGCCCTTACCAAGACCTCATCATCAACCACGAAATCGACATCCTGCGCTGCAACATCTGGGCCGGCATGGGCATGGGTAAAACCGTGGCGACACTCACCACACTGGAAGATCTCTTCATGGCAGGAGCAGAAACGCAGCCCGCGCTGGTCCTCGCGCCGCTGCGCGTGTCCGCCAGTACCTGGCCGGATGAAGCGGTGAAATGGGGACATCTGCGCAATATCGAAGTGCAGCCGATTGTAGGTAATGTCAAAGCGCGCGTAGCTGCGCTGGCGAACAGCAACGCCAGTGTGTTCACCATCAACTATGACAATCTGGTCTGGCTGGTTGAAGAGCTGGGCGGCCGATGGCCTTTCGCTACCATCATCCCCGACGAAAGCACCCGGCTGAAATCCTTCCGGCTGCGCGGCGGTGGCAAGCGCGCGGCGGCGCTGGGAAAAGTGGCACATAAGCACGTCCGGCGCTGGATGAACCTCACCGGTACGCCAGCACCGAACGGTCTGATGGATTTGTGGGGGCAAGCGTGGTTTGTGGATCAGGGTCAGCGTCTCGGGCGCACTTACGGCGCGTTTACCTCCCGCTGGTTCAACTCGATACAGTTTCCGGGTCAGAGCTGGACGAAGCTGGAGCCTTTCGCTCACTCGCAGGACGAGATACAGCGAGCACTGGCCGACGTGACTATCTCGCTGGACGCCGCCGACTGGTTCGATATCCAGGAGCCCATCCATAACGTGATCCGCGTGGACATGCCACCGAAGGCCCGCCAGCAGTATCGCGAAATGGAAAAAGAAATGTTCCTCGAGCTGAACGGCGAGGGCATCGAAGCGCCGAACGCCGCAGCAAAGACGGTGAAGTGTCTGCAAATTGCCAGCGGTGCGGTATACACCGACGACGCCGGAAGTTGGACAGAACTGCACGACGCGAAGCTGCAAGCGCTGGACAGTATTCTCACCGAAGCAGCTGGCGCACCGGTACTCGTTGCCTACCACTGGAAACACGACCTTGAGCGTCTGCTTAAAGCATTCCCTCGCGGGCGTCATCTCGACCAGGATCCACAGACGCTACGCGACTGGAACGCCGGAAAGATACCGGTTCTGTTCGCACATCCGGCCAGCGCAGGCCACGGCCTCAACATGCAGGACGGCGGTAACATACTGGTGTTTTTCTCGCACTGGTGGGATCTGGAGCAGTACCAGCAAATTATCGAACGCATCGGGCCAACCAGGCAGATTCAGGCCGGACACAACCGCCCGGTGTTCATTCACCACATTATCGCCGCCGACACTATGGACGAAATGGTGATGGAGCGGCGCAACTCAAAACGAACAGTGCAGGACATCCTGCTCGAGGCAATGAAAAAGAGAGGTATAGCATGACACCGGTTATCTCTGACACTGACCTAATTAACATCAAAGAGGTTGAGCGTTCTGTTGGCCTGAAAAAATCCAGCATTTATGAGCGCATCAGTAATAACGAGTTCCCGAAGCCCAAGAAGCTCGGGAGCCGAACCTCCCGCTGGGTACGCGGCGAAGTAGAAGAGTGGAAAAAACAGTTTCTTTAAATCAAACGCAACTGGTCAATATAATCCGCATACCACTGCATCATTTCCCGACGCCCTTCCATATAGAGGGCATGGTTATAAACCCCGCGAATATTATTCTTGTCCACATGAGCGATCTGGAGTTCAACCCAGTCAGAGTTGAATCCTCTATCGTTCAGTATGGTGCTGAACGTATGCCGGAAGCCATGCCCTACAACCCTTCCCTTATACCCCAGCGTGTGGATCATCCTGTTTATTGTGTTCTCGCTCATGACCTTTGACGGGTCATTCCTGCCGGGGAACATATTCACGAATCGACCTGTAAGACCGTGCAACTCTTTCAGCAAGACAACAAGCTGATCGGAGAGCGGTACCAGGTGCGGGCGATCCATCTTCATAAATTCGGCGGGTATCTCCCATAGCCGATTATCGAAATCTACCCATTCCCATTTTGAGTGCCGCAGTTCGTAGGTACGCAGCCCCGCCAGCATCATGATCTGCAAACCCAGCCGGGGAAGCGGACTCCCCTTGTAACCCTCAAGCGCCGCCAGAAAATCGGGTAGCTCTTCCGCTGTCAGGAACGGGAAGGATTCACCTTTATGGCCGGTCATTGCGCTATTCAGTTCGCTGACGGGGTTGTACTTCGCGCGCCCGGTCGCAACAGCATAACTGAATACCTCGCCGCACCATCTGCGCGTTTTAGCTGCTTTCTCAGTTGCGCCGCGATTCTCAATTTTACGCAGCGCCGTCAGCACCTGGACGGGCTCGATCTCAGCAACCGGTAACTTACCAACCGCCGGAAAAATATCCTTATTGAATGCTTCGAGAATGTCAGAGGCATAGCCAGGCGACCAGCGCGGCTTCTTAAACTCATGCCACTCGATGGCAATATCTTTAAAGGTAATAGAGTTTGCTGCGGCAGCTGCAACATGGCTTTTGACCTTTACCGGATCCACACCAGCTGCAACACTTCGCCGGGCTTCATCTCGCTTTTCGCGAGCAGCGGCCAGTGAAACAGCCGGGTACACACCGAGCGCCAGCATCTTTTCTCTACCGGCGAAGGTATAGCGATATCGCCAGTATTTCGCTCCACTGGTTTTCACCAGCAGAATAAGCCCGTTACCGTCTGGCAGTTTGTAGTCTTTCTCGCCTGGCTTTGCCGTCTCGACCTGTCGCGCATTTAGTTTCATAGGTACCCGCCTCAAACTCAGATACCCGTCTATGTACCCGTTTTAAATTTGGATTGCAACGGTAAAAAGTGGATAACACTGGACAAGCAGAACGGTCAACTACAAGAAAAACAAGGAAAAATGGATGATTGGGGATGATACTGGAGGAAAAAATGGTGCCGATAATAGGAGTCGAACCTACGACCTTCGCATTACGAATGCGCTGCTCTACCAACTGAGCTATATCGGCCCTGAGAAGGGTGTGTTCACGCGGGTGAATCACGAGGTAGAAGGTTAAAACTAACCGGGCGGTGCGTCAATAGCCTTGCTACTCAACCGGCTATTTTTGCACCGCTCGTCATTAATTACGCACGAATCGTACCATCGCCAAAGCCGATCCACTTATAGGTGGTAAGCGCTTCAAGCCCCATCGGACCGCGGGCATGTAATTTCTGCGTGCTGACCGCCACTTCTGCGCCAAGCCCAAACTGCCCGCCGTCGGTAAAACGGGTAGAGGCGTTGACATAAACCGCAGCGGAATCCACTTCGTTCACAAAACGCGCAGCATTATGCATATCACACGTCAAAATCGCATCGGAGTGCTGAGTACCATGTTCGCGAATGTGGGCGATAGCGCCATCCATATTTTCGACCACCACAACGTTCAGATCCAGAGACAGAAACTCGTTATCCAGCTCTTCCGGTTTCAGCGGCACCAGTTTGGCAGGGCCATGCAGTACCTGCATGACGGTTTCATCCCCATGCAACGTCACGCCGCTCTCCGCCATCTGCTTGCTCAGCGCAGGCAAAAAGCGTTCTGCGATGTCCTGATGCACCAGCAAGGTTTCCACCGTGTTACAGGTGCTCGGGCGCTGGGTTTTAGCGTTGACAATAATCTTCAGCGCCGGGGCGATGTCTGCGCTGCTATCAACAAAAATATGGCACACGCCAATCCCGCCGGTAATCACCGGAATGGTGGATTGCTCGCGGCACAGTTTATGCAAGCCTGCGCCGCCGCGCGGGATCAGCATATCGATGTACTTATCCATACGCAGCATTTCATTGACCAGCGAACGGTCCGGATTATCAATCGCCTGAACCGCCGCCTCCGGTAAACCGCAAGCTTTCAGCGCCTTCTGAATGACACGAACGGTTGCGGCATTCGTGCGATGCGTCTCCTTCCCACCGCGTAGAATCACCGCATTACCGGTTTTCAGACACAAAGAAGCCACATCAACGGTAACGTTCGGACGCGCCTCATAGATAACGCCAACCACGCCCAACGGCACGCGGCGGCGCTCCAGACGTAGCCCGCTGTCCAGCAGACCGCCGTCGATCACCTGCCCGACCGGGTCGGCGAGATTACAGACCTGGCGCACATCGTCAGCAATCGCTTTCAGACGCGCAGGGGTCAGCGCCAGGCGGTCCAGCATCGCTTCGCTCAGGCCGTTGGCTCGCGCCTGCTCAACATCTTGTACGTTCGCGCTGAGGATACTTTCCATTTGCGCTTCCAGTTCATCGGCTATTTTTTCCAGCACGCGATTTTTTTCGCCGCTGGAGAGCAGCGCCAGCTTATACGACGCCGCTTTAGCAGCAATGCCCATTTGTTCCAGCATATGCCTGTTCCTTATCGAGTAATCATGTCATCACGATGAACAGCGACCGGGCCATATTCATAGCCCAGAATCGCATCGATTTGTTGAGAGTGGTGACCGGCTATCCGCCGCAGAGCATCACTGTTATAACGGCTGACGCCATGAGCAATATCACGCCCTTGCAGGTTACAAATTCTGATGACCTCCCCCCGCGAGAAATTGCCCGTCACGCTTTTGATGCCTTTTGGCAGAAGTGAACTGCCACGTTCCAGCATTGCCGCGGTCGCGCCTTCATCAACCGTAATTTCACCTGCCGGCGGCGCGCCGAAGATCCAACGTTTGCGGTTCTCCAGCGGCGAGGCTTGCGCATGAAAACGGGTGCCGACGGAAATCCCCTCCATCACATCGCCGATCACGCCCGGTTTACTGCCTGAGGCAATAATCGTATCAATACCCGCGCGACAGGCCACGTCTGCCGCCTGAAGCTTAGTGCTCATACCACCGGTTCCCAGCCCGGAAACGCTGTCTCCCGCGATAGAGCGCAGCGCATCGTCAACGCCATACACATCTTTGATAAGCTCCGCCTGCGGATTGCTACGCGGATCGGCGGTAAATAATCCTTGCTGATCGGTCAGCAGCAGCAGTTTATCCGCGCCTGCCAGGATCGCCGCCAGCGCGGAGAGGTTATCGTTATCGCCCACTTTAATTTCCGCTGTCGCAACGGCATCATTTTCATTGATAACCGGCACAATATGGTTATCCAGTAATGCACGCAGCGTATCGCGGGCGTTCAGAAAGCGCTCTCTGTCTT